AGCAGTAAGGAAGAATTATAATGAAAACTTCACTATCACTTTTGACTGTGCTAGTCCTTTCCTTGCAACCGCAAACGGACAAATTTACATACAGAATGAAACTGAGGACCGGTCGAAATGGACATATCGTATGGTGCCATCAGTTGACGATAAGAAGTATGCTACAGACAGCCGCCTCTTTAGAGACGCTGTTATATCAGATGGGATATTTAAAAACTTTGAAGACAGCCCAATTACCGCCGAACTCAAAGTATCAGACGTTTGCATATATGCTCCTGGAGACCTAAATAAAATAGGCAAAGAAGGCAAAACGTCTTGGGATAGTTTTAGTTATGCTATCCAGATGGGGCATAACGTTTGGAGTCACATTAATGCAGTACAAGAAGCAAACAGACAATATGATGCAGGATGCATTCCGCGGATGCTTGTCCAAGAGCGGTTTGACAGGTTATTTTTTAGAGATGTTGTGGAAGAAATATTCTCAATTGATAACAAGGAAGATGCTCTAAATAAAATTGAAGAATATTCTAAATTTTGGATGGCTATTCCGGGCACTAGAGGTGCAGTTGGTAAAAAGACTGTAAACGCTAGTACACATTTTAACGCACTTTTTGATGTAGAAGAGCCAGAGCAAGAAGAACAAGAAAACGGTTGTTTTACTGAAGACGAAGAACATAAGTTAGAGGAACTTGAAGATGAGCAACTTTACGGAGATGCACAATAAACTTGCGCATTATTTACAAGAACTATATCAAAAGCACAAAGAGATTGACAGTGATATAGATTTATTGTATACTAAGTATACTCCAGATCAAGAAATTAACAAATTAAAAACAAAGAAACTTTGGCTTAAAGACGAAATACACCGTGTAGAAGCTCAATTAAAAGAACTAGGATAATAATGAATTTAGATAAAGACATTGGACATTTTCCTAATGCTATACCAAGTAAGTTGTGCGATCATTTAATTAACTTGTTTAATATCTATGATAGTTTAGGTCTTGTATTTGATCGTGGTGAACACGAGTCATATAAAGGTCTTGCTAAAAAAGATAGAACAGCATTTATTCTAAATCATATTGACAAAGCAGTTGACCCTACTAGTCCAATCTTATATGAGTTCTTTCAAATCTTTTGGAGACATTTTAGAGTATATGCTGATCAGTATCCTGCACTAGCAACTGACTCTGATAAATTACAAATTCGTTGTGCAAGACTGCAAGAAACACATCCAGGTGGTGGATATCATGTATGGCATTATGAGTCAGATAGTATTGAGAGTCGACAAAAAGTTGTTGCATGGAGCGTTTACCTAAATACAGTGGACGAAGGTGGTGAAACAGAATTTTTACATCAACACAAAAGATATAACCCTATTCAAGGTGATTTACTATTCTGGCCTGCAGGGTTTACACATACGCATAGAGGAAATCCTCCACTAAGCGGAGAGAAGTTTTTATTAACAGGATGGATTGAATATTAATGAAAAGAGATTACAAAACAGGTGTAGCAGAAGATATTATTTTCTTTACAGGTATAGAAGTTGAAAAGACTCCTGCTATTGGAAAGAAAACTTTATTTGTAACTGGTGTACAACCTTGTGATGTTATTCAAAAGCATTACGATGAAGAACAATGCGAACACATCTTCTTTGGTGCTAATCACAGTTTTAATCCAGGCGTAAACTTTCCTCAAGATGCAGACGCTTGGGACAAGTGGGACAACATGATTACAGCATTTTTGGTTGCTGGTAAGTTATGTAGTTTAGATATTCCACTCAGTCATGCAGAAGCACTACTTGAAAGTTGTATGATTGAGCAGAATAACTTTATTCCTCAAATCCGTATTCCGCTTCCTTACATCAAACAGTATAATTATAACACCATGATTAAACTAGATGATAAGGATTTCAACGCAACCAATCCAGGTGTTTGGTGTCACAGACTTCACAATCTAATGGACGACGAAAAGTTCACTGATTGGACGAAATATGGTCTTGACAAAATTATTAAATGAAAGTATACTGTAAAGACAATGCAAGAACGCTATCATGATTATATGTTACGTAGAATGAAAGAAGAAGATAATAAAATGTCACAAGGTAATGTAATGAGAAAAGCAGAACGTAGTATTTGGGTTACCTTTACTAAAGAAGGCATACATAAATACCCAGATGCAGATAAAGATCCAAAGTTGGCAACGGGTGATTGGGATGACGTTAGTTTCCTTGCTGTTCCTCACCGCCATATTTTTCACTTCCGGGTGCGCATCGAAGTGTTCCACAACGATCGAGACATCGAGTTCATCCAATTCAAAAGGTGGATGGAAAGACTCTATAATGGAGGCGATACAACCAACGGTCAAGTGTCGGTTCTAGAATTAGATTATAAGTCATGTGAAATGATCGCAGATGACTTATACCAAGAAATTTCTACAAAATATCCCGGCCGGTTTGTAGATATTAGTGTCGCTGAAGACAATGAAAACGGCTGTTCTATTTTTTACCCAAAACCCTAAAAGGAACTAGATTATGACTATCGAGTATAATCGCCAAGCATACACCAAGGTATTTGACGATCTTGATAAATTCCGCGACTTTTGTCGCTTTGAAGGCAAAGTCTTTAACGAGGCTGATATGTACAAAAACACATCAGATGTGTGGCAGCAGTATCAACGCTTCTTAAAGCGTGGCCCTGGTGGCAGGAAATTTAACCGTAATAATAACGGTAACCGTAATAACAACTATAGCGGTAATCGTAATAATAATTACAACTCCGATAACAATAACAACCATAGAAGATACCAAAAATGACCATTTATATTGTAGACATTGAAGCAGTAGATACACGTTATACTAAGCAATGGAAGGAACACCTTCCACGGCAACTGCGACATGCTACAAATAATGAAGTCATTGTAATAAGCGGTGGGGAAACGCCTCAGGCCACAACGCCTGGGGCTTTCCTTAACTTTGGTGGTACTAATGTTTACAAGAGTAAACAACTAGAAACTATAGGTGAAATGTTTTGTAAAGGAGAAGTAAAAGATGGGGATTATTTCCTATATACGGACGCTTGGAATCCAACTGTTATCCAACTTAAATACATGGCTGAGCTACTGGGCGTTAACATTAGAATCGGTGGTCTATGGCATGCTGGTTCTTATGATCCTCACGATTTCCTTGGTAGGCTAATTGGCGATAAGCCCTGGGTACGAAATGCTGAAAGAAGTATGATGGACTGTTATGACCATAACTTCTTTGCTACAGACTTTCATATTGAAATGTTCTTAACAACATTGTATGGATTTGAAAATCCTTGGATTGAAGATGATGTAGCAGAAGCACTATCAGGTGAACACTATCGTATTAAGCGTGTAGGCTGGCCTATGGAGTATCTAAACAAAAGTCTAGAACAATATAAACAAATGGAAAAGAAAGATATTATTCTTTTCCCGCATCGTATTGCTCCTGAAAAACAAATTGAAATATTCCGTGATTTAAAAGAGCATCTACCAGAATATGAATTTGTAGTTTGTCAAGAACGACAACTTACAAAAAATGAATATCATAACTTACTAGGCGAAGCAAAAATGGTATTCAGTGCTAACTTACAAGAAACACTTGGTATTAGTTGGTATGAAGGCGCACTAGTAGGAACATTACCGTTAGTTCCAGATCGTTTGAGTTATACTGAAATGGGGCTAGACGAATTTAAGTATCCAAGCGAATGGACTAAAGATTTTAATAGTTATGTTATGCATCGTGATGCACTTGTAGAACGTATCAGATACATGATGGAAAACTATAATGACTTTATGGTTCCATTATATAAACAAACGACTAAATTAAATAGTCAATTTTTTAGTGGAGCGGCGTTGTATGACGCAATCAAACGATCAAGATAGCACAATTACTATTACAATTGACGATAGCATAGACTGCGGTATGAGTTCATCTGATACTGTTATACTTAATATAAATGACACATATACTTTTAATGATACAATATCAATCGGTACTGGCGTTCAATCCTCTTATTCTATTGCAGATTCTACCAACGGCATAAGTAGTATTGACATAGGTAACTACACACTGTCAGGTGACTTTGGAAGTGTATTTGATAATCATATTGATGTAGACAAAGTTAATAGTATGTGTAAAGAGTATCCAGGTTTAGAAAAAGTTTGGCGCAATTTTAAAACTGTATATGATATGTGTAAACAAGATTACGAAGGCAAGAAAAAGGCAGGAGAAATATACGATGACGACATTCCGTTCTAAATTTTTAACCTGGTTAGACGGACTAGGACGTAAGCGAGTAATTATGGACCGTTATGAAAACGAGCCATACTTGACTCGCTATTATCTTTTTTTAAAAGACCGCAAGTGGTTTCCATTTAACGTCTTTCTACATAACTTTCACAAGGGAGACTTAGATGACTTACATGATCATCCTTGGCCTTATTTTACTCTTATTCTCCGCGGCGGATATTGGGAACACACGCCTGGAGGAAGACTTTGGCGGGCGCCAGGTCACTTCCGTATTTGTAGTCCAAAGAGCCTACATAGGATTGAGCTTGAGCCTGATGTTGATACTTGGACCTTGTTTGTACCTGGTCCTAAACTAAGAGAATGGGGATTCATTCGCAAAGGCGAATGGATACAACACGAACAATACTTAGAAGAAAAATATAATTCAAAATAAAGGAAAAATTTAATGAGTCATATAGAAGAAACATATGAGAACTGGGGAGGGAGCCGTTGGGACTTTACAAAATCTCGTAGTAACTGGCATTTTGATACTACAAGACCACCTGAGCCAGGCAAAGACAGTTATACGTTTGTATGCAACTTTGATGCAGACTTTACTGATGCAATT